CTTCGTAAGAAGTGTGTTAGCACTAAATTCAGTAAGAAAACTCGTCAGCCTGAAGAAATCCTTGACGAAGATAAGTTTTTATTAGAGTACTGTAAAGCAGTGATTAAAGGCTGGACAGGCCTAAAATATCGTTACCTAGAAGAGCTTCTTTTGGTAGATATATCGGCACTTGACCCAGACGATGAACTTGCATACACCCACGACAACGCAGAACTTTTGATGAGAAACTCAAGCGACTTTGATAGCTGGGTTACTGAGACAGTGGGCGATCTCGAAAATTTTACTGGGAACAAGTAGGGGAAATAAAATCCGTACTTGAAAGATACGTAAAGGCTGCAAACCAGTCTATTGACTTAGATAAGTATTTACGTATCTGCGAACAGTTGGGACAAGAGCCCGACCCCCAAAAGATGCCGCTCGACCCTTCCAACCTTCCGGAAGTGGTCCAAGTGGCATTTTTTCTATTTGGACTACTCGAAGATGTATGGGAGGGAATGTCAGGAACTTATCTAGGAAAGAAATGGGGCAGCATAGAGTATCTGTTTAACCTGTACGAGATAGGAGAGCCAAGAACAATGCTTTATATATTGAAGATGTATGAAGGCATAGTAGTGGCACATAGAGCAGAAGAGTCAGAAAGAAAACGAAAGGCAGACGAAAGAAAATCATCTGCGGGCGGTGGAAAAAATTTCACCCATAACGTGAAAGGCTAATGTCGAAAAATAAAATAAATATTGACGTAAAAGTAGATGATAAGGGTACAACCAAGAAGGTTGGCCTAGGCGCAAAAAATGCTGCTAAAGGTTTAGATAAGGCCGCTAATAGCGCCGACAACTACTCAAAAAAGCAGAAAGGTGTCGCAGGCTCTACGTCTAATAGTACCAAAGCCTTCTCAAAAATGCAGCAAGGCACAGGAGGTTTAGTAGCCGCCTATGCAACCTTAGCCGCATCTCTTTTTGCCGTAAGTGCCGCATTTAACTTTCTAAAGCGAGCAGGGGATCTCAAGATCCTACAGCAAGGTCAGGTCGCTTATTCCTCGGCTACTGGTGTTGCGATGAAGAGTCTTACAAGTGATATTATTGCAGCAACAGATGCTCAGGTAACTTTTCAAGACGCCTCGCAAGCAGCAGCTATAGGTATTGCATCTGGACTAGATCCTGATCAGCTTATTCGTCTTGGTAAGGCCGCAAAAGATGCAAGTGCTATGCTTGGTCGCGATGTGACTGACTCCTTTAATCGACTTGTTCGTGGTGTAACAAAAGCAGAACCAGAATTGCTCGATGAACTAGGTATTATTCTCCGCCTAGAAACCGCAAGTAAAAATTACGCTATTGCTATTAACAAAGATGTTAAAGCTTTAACTACTTTTGAAAAGTCTCAGGCAGTTACTAACGAGGTTCTACGTCAAGCTGAAGAGAAGTATGGCAGAATAATGGATATAACCTCCGTAGGTACCAATAGATATGCAAAACTAGGTAAAGCTTTCGATGATGTTACCAATAAGTTAAAGCTGCTGGCAGAAAAAGCTATGGGGCCTTTAGCGGATCTTTTAATTGAAACACCTAAACTAGCTCTTTTAGCTTTTGGCCTTTTGATGAAGCCCGTATTAACAGCGGTCCTCCCAGGCTTGGCAAATGTTGCAGCCGCAACAGCAGCTATAGCTACAACTGCTGACGCAAGTTTTAAGTCTGCTACTAAGCGCGCAGAAGACTATCAAAAAGCCCTAAACGCCCGCAAACCAGACGTAGACCCAAAAGTGGCACAAGCAGGAGTTGCAGGCGCACTTAAAGGAGTGCCCCGCGGAGCTTCTCGATCGATCCTCGCTCAAGCGCAGGCAGGAAAGCAATTAAGTAATCGACAGATAAAAATACTAAAAGAGGAAGTATCAAAGAAAAAGCTTTTGCGTGGAAAAGAGTTAAGAGACTTCCGTACACATCTAAGAAACATGCAGACAGCAAATACCATGACTAATAGACGCATGGTTGCAGACTTTAATAATGCACAAGAACAAAAAAAGCTAGGACTGACAAAGTTCGAGCTTTTTGCAAAATCAAGTATGGCAAAAGTCGCGGCCTTTGGGGCTGGAGCGGCAAAATTCATGAGTGTGGCATTTAGCGCCATTGGGTGGTTTGGAATGCTCGCCAGTATATTTATGGTTGTAAAAGGTTTATTTAGCCAAGAAGAAGCTACAGAGGAAGTGATTAAAGCGACGGATCGCCTTGGGGATAAAATGCGAGAAGTGTCCGCAGATCTAAAGCACTTTGTAGTTATACAGAAAGAGATAAATAGGGAAGGCGCTGCCACAGGAGCCGTTATCATGAATATTGGTAAAGCTTTTTCTAACTATAGCGCTGGTGATATTGAAAAGCTAACCAAAGGGATTAACTTTTCTGCTTCTGCAGTACAAGGGTTGCAACTTCTGGATGCGGCTGCGGCTGGGAGTATGAAGAAATTATCGGATCTAAAAACTAAGCTAGACGATCTGGGTAAAGGAAAAAAGAATACGGCTGCTAGGCAGGCGCTACAGACAGAGATGCGAAGGCTGAGAGATACTATGGATACACCCGCGTCTCAGCAGTATCGAGACAGCTTAGAGGCTCAGATCGCCCCAACAGAAGAGTTTAGAACGCAACTTACAGGCGTATTAAATGTTCTGAATATGGAAACAGATGCTAAGCTAAAAAACAGTGCTCAAGGTAAAGAATTGCATAAAGTACTCACTTTCTCTCTAGCAGGCAGGAAGCTAGAAGAGGGCGCTTTATTGGCAGCAATACTTAACTATATAAACTTGGGTAAGGAGATAGCTCAAGTTACCAAACTTCGTATCGAAAATGCTAGAACAGGACAAGCCTTTCGAGACAAGCTCTTTCCAAAGACAGAGGCAGAGAAGTACTTGCAAACGCTTAACTCACAGCTAGTGCTAGAGAAGAGTATACAAACCTCAAATGCTTTAGAGGCGGAGACGCAGCAGAAGAGAATTAAAGGACTAACTGATGAGATCTCTTTAATCACGGAGTTAAATACGCAAAAACTGCGCCACGCCTCAGAGACTCAGAAGTTAAATATAGGGCAAAAGAAAAGCGCCCCTGATATAGAGTTTCCTGGGCTTAAAAAGCGTAGAGAGGAACTAAATAAAGTAGCGAACGCTGAGTTAAAACTTGATCAGATGCGTGAACAGGCCCAGTTAAAAAAGAATATGCTACAAACAGTAGTAAACCCTACAGTAGCACAGCTGGGAGAGATGGAAAAGATAAATGATGCAGTACTTTTGCAAGAAGACCTTGTTAGAAGAGCTAACCTTGCGCTAACAGATGGTGCCAAAATTGCAAACAATCTGGCTGGCTCTATTGAGTCTAATATGACGTCTGCGTTTACTGGCTTAATAAACGGTACTATGACGGTAAAAGAGGCTTTTGCGAGTATGGCTCAAGGAATCTTGAATTCATTGGCTTCAGTAATTGCAGAGCTGATAACCGTTAAACTTCTCAAAATGGCGATAGGCGGATTTAGTTTCGGTGGCTCAAGCGATGTAGCCATGAACACGCCAACGCCTACCATGATGGGCCCAACAACTATGTATGCAAGAAACGGAGGCGTATTCTCAGAAGGTGCAAAGGTACAAGGTTACTCAGCCGGCGGTGTAGCAAGTGGTTCCACTTCTGGATACCCTGCAGTGTTGCATGGAACAGAAGCAGTAGTACCCCTGCCGAATGGCAACTCAATTCCTGTCGAAATGAAAGGTGCGGGAAGCGGTACTACAAACAATAATATTACAGTAAACGTAGCTTCCGACGGACAAACAACTACCCAAGGCGGAAAAGGTATGGATATGGATAAGATGGGTGCAGCAGTAGCAGCAGCAGTCCAGAAAGAATTACAAAACCAAAAGAGATCGGGCGGTATACTTAACCCGTACGGAGCAGCATAATGGCACTAGGATTTATATACGACGGATCAGCAGCATACGCTACTCCCGATAAAAGTCTATCAAGAGGTAGCAACCCTTCCGTTTTAGTTGCTCGCTTTGGTGACGGGTACGAGCAAAGATTGGCTGACGGTATAAACAGCTTACAAGAAAGTTATAGTATTTCGTTCAATAATAGAACAAAAGCATTTATTGATGATGTTGTAAGTTTTTTAGATGCCAAGAATGGAGCTGCTAACTTTACTTTTACACTACCAGATTCTAATGACACTACCAGAACGGGAGAGAAAGACATAAAAGTCGTATGTGAGTCGTACAATACTACATACGCATACAATGATTTTTATAATTTAACAGCAACTCTTAGGAGAGTTTACGAACCATGAGTGATATAATTGCAACAGACTTACAACAACTAGAGCCTTCGAGTGGGTTCATAGATTTATTCGAGCTAGTTTTAGAAGGTGGAGATAAGCTCTTTTTTCATGGAGGCCTGGAAGAAGATAATTCCACGCTTCAGTTTAGAGACAATGCTTCGCCTTATGCTTTACGAACGTACACAGCCATGCCAGTACTTATGGAAGGGTTAGAGATGGCCTCCGATGGAGCACCTGCTAGACCTTCTTTTACTGTCGCTAATATTTTAAGTATGTTTAGTGGTTTATCTGGAGATTTTACAAATGATGATTTAATAGGCTCTGCTTTGGTAAGACGAAGAACTCTTAAAAAGCATCTACATGGAGAAGCAGCAGCGGGGTCTGCTGGTACCGCTCCTACAGAATTTCCTATTATTAAGTACCTTATAGATAGAATTGCTTCAGAAAGTAATACTATGGTTGTATTTGAGGTAGCCGTTCCTTATGATTTAGAAGGTATAAAATTACCGAGACGTGTGGTAGTGGGTAAGTACTGCTCTTGGCAGTATCAAGGCGCTGCGACAAATAAAGGAGGTTGTAGTTTTCCTGCAGATAGTATTTTATTTATTAAAAGCAACTTAAATGACGACTCTACCCGCCCACATAGAGCCTTTTTTGATATAGATGATACTCTCTTATTTCGCGCAGATTGGTTTACCAACTCAAATGCACCAGATTGGGCCTCAGGCCAACTTTATAAAGCCACCTCATATGTAGAGGATGGAGGCAAGTATTGGAGGTGTACAGCTGAGCATACTTCAGCAAGTGGAAATAAACCTCCAAGTGCTGTATGGGCTCCGATATTTACGTACGTAGCGCATGATGCTACTAATCAGGCCTATGCAGTAGGAGATCGAGTCTTTCTTAGTGATCACATATGGAGATGTATAGTACCACATAATTCGTCTACTTCCTCCGTAGGTACGATTCTGCCCAGCGATACTTCTAAATACTGGGTGAGAGATGATAACTGTGGTAAAACATTACAATCTTGTAAATCTCGCTTTCAGTACGTTCCAAGAGACTTTGCAGGCGTAACTCCAGAAGACCACCTACCTCCAGACGGTAGAAAAAATACTACTGGTGTATTACCTTTTGGAGGGTTTCCAGGAACCCAGAAGTTTTAATATGATTCAATTTTTAGAGCAGATACAAAAGCATTTTGAGGAATGGTACCCAAAAGAAGGTTGCGGAGTATTAGGAGTAGTTAAAGGGGATCTACAGTGGTTCCCTTGCGACAATATTGCAGAAGGCGAGGAAGACTTTATAATAGACTCTCAGCAATACTTAAAAATCTCAAGAAAGTGTGATATTGTAGGAGTGGTTCATAGTCACCCAGATGCAAGCTGTGACCCAAGCATTTCAGATGTAAATTATTGTAATGCAACAGGAGTACCCTACTATATATTTAGTTACCCAGAAATGGACTTGCATACACTAAAGCCTGAGAGTGTTTCAAAGCCTCTTTATGGCAGGGACTATGAGTTCGGTGTTTCGGATTGTCTAGAGGCAGGCATAGATTACTATAAAGCCCAGGGAATTGACTTACCAAAAAGAATACCTTTCGAAGACGACTGGTGGGAAAAAGGTTTAGATTACTTTACAGAAGACTATATTAGTACTTGGGGTTTTAAGAAAGTTGAAGGTAATATGCAAAAAGGTGACCTAATCATTTTTGCAATCAGATCCGCAGTAGGCAACCATTGTGGAGTATATTTAGGTGATGATCTAATATATCATCACGCACAAAACAGAATATCTTGCAGAGAGAATATCTATCCTTTCTGGAAAAAACATATAATTGGAGTATATCGTTATGCGTCGTAAAGTTACCTTAGCTGGAGAGCTTAAAGAGAAGTTCGGAGAAGTCTTTTATGTAAATGCAGACTCTCATCAAAGCATATTAAAGTGTATAAACGCAAATAGACCTGAGTTCAAGCAATACTTATTAGATTCTATTGATAAGAATGTGGGCTTTACAATTGACATGGCAGGAGAGTCAGTAGCAGAGGAGGACTTACTAATTCCTTTAAAAGAGGGCGATGTTACCATTACAGCCATACCTGCAGGCTCCAAGAGCGGCATGGGTAAGATTCTAGCCGCGATTGCTCTAGCAGTACTTGTAGTATTTACCGCAGGTACAGCACTTCTTGCCGCAACGCCCGGCGCAGCAACAGGCTTCGCTGCTAGTATGTCTGCGGGCATGACTGCTACTTTTTCAGGTATGCAGATGATGGGAATGGGTCTTGCAGTTAACTTAGCCATGGCCGGCATACAACAGCTCATGGCCCCAGATCCAGCAGTGGATTCAGGCAGCCCCACAAATTATATGTACCAAGGGTCTGCTCAAACAATTATTGAGGGCGACCCCGTTCCGATACTATATGGAGAGCTTAGAGTGCCAGGCAGACCCGTAGGCTTGGATATAATAAACGGAGTGTATCGTAATAATAACGTAACCATTGACTCAAACAATAACATATCTATACTAGATTCAGAATTACAAGAGGAATTCATCTAATGCCTATCCAAGACATCAATCCTATTAACATACCTGGAGATCTTTATAACCCTGCTCCCGACTCCAATCCAATTATGTTTGGGCGGAGCCTGAAGGGACAGACTCGACAGACGCTAACTGTAACAGACCTCATATGTGAGGGACCTATTCAGGGTTTAGTAGATGGGCCTTTCTCTATTTTCTTAGATGATGATAGAGCTGTTCCGGATACAGAAACTACCCTAAGCACTGCAGACGGGCCTATAACTGTGGCTCTTGCTAATGGATCTACAACTGCCACAATTAGTAGTAATGCGCCTGATGACTTGATATTAGAAGCGGAAGGAAAGAAGTATCTAATAGTAAAAGAAATAGCAGGCCCTATAGCGGTTACAGTTTCCCGACTAAGCGGCGCGATACGAGGCCGGCCCAGCAACACTCGACAATTGGCTGTAGACGGAGGAGCGAGCTCAATACTCGCCAACTATTTCACTACACGCGCCCAAAGATATAGCCCCGCTTCTTATGTAGCCGCCACCCTAGTACCAACATCAAAAGACAGCGAAGATCTTAGAATTCCTATAGCGGGCTGGCTAACCTACACTACAGCTGGGGGTAGTGGAAATCAATCAGGTGCATTCTTCTTGCCGGGAAGTGCCAAGGTCAACTCAGGTTTTGAAATGGCACTTGGGAGTTATAAATTATTTATCGATAGAAGTGTAGAAATTGCCAGTATTAACAACAAAACCCTAACACTTGCTGCTGCCTGGACAGATACTACAGCCAGCTACAGCTTTAATGTTACAGGAGGGCTGAAAAATGATATAGCCGACGTTCAAGACACTCTTCTGACTACTTACGGAGGAGTACAAACTCAGTTCAGAGCAGGTACCAGAGATCAGACCCCCTTTACAGGACAAGGCGGCGAAGGTTCCACAGCTATATCAAACAATCCCAGTGCGGGAGGTGCCATAGAGTGGACCTCAGGATATAGCGATAATCAAGGCAATGGCGCTCAAGCCGCTAAAGAACTAATTGGAGGGTCAGCGTCTGGTTTTAATCTTACCGCCTCACAGTTGCGAGAAATCGACGAAGCTCGTATAACCTGGCAGTATCCCTCTCTTTATGCTATCGACGGAGGTGGTGACGAGAAACACTCATCTGCTCTGTATTTGGTTGAGCTTGCTATAAAAAGAGGTTTCGAGGATGACTATGATGCGAGCTTTATCTTAATGAATAACTTAAAGCATAGCGCCAAGAGTAAAAGTGCTTTATCTTTTAATATAGTAGTCGATATGGCTCAATACCAGCCTCTCTCTGATTTTAAATTTATAATCAGCAGAAAAACAGA